TTATGCTCCTGGGTTTACCTTGTTTGGATACTCAGTAGTTACAAAGCCGTAGTTGTAGAAAGGGTTTAGTGACTGACGGTTTGCATCAGTAACTTCGCTTCCTGCACCAGAGATTACCTCTGTGTCTGGATGAGCCTTGCGGTACTTGCCATCGGTTGCACCATCAGCAAGTGACTTGTTCATTGAACGTGATGAGTTAACAGCCATTTATTTACCTTCATATTCTTTTAGACGGGACTTTAGTCTGTCGGCTTTCTTAGAACCCTTTTTAACAGATACCTCGTGACCAACAATTGCGTATCCGCCTTTGCCATAAAACATACTTGTCATTGGACGATTAACTTTAAAAACTTTTTCAGTTTCATTTTTTGGCATTGGTTTAATTGCACCGCTTTTTGCAGCAGCCTCGACTGCTGGGTTTTTAAAACTTGGAGACTTTCTACGGTCATTCCATGAAATCATATTTCACCTTTTTCTTTAGCAATTCTGGCTGCTCTGGCTCTTGCTTGTCCTGCTTTCGCATTATCAACATTTTCCCTAGCAACTCTTAAACCACCACTAATCTTACTTCTTAGTTCTTTAGTAATCAGCCCATAATGTGCTTCAGAATTTGGGTGGTTTGGATTCATTACCGTATGATAGGCGTGTCCTAGCATGGTATGAACATTTGGGTCATGAACCAAAGTAGCGTGAACAGCGTTGAAGGACTCGTGGTGTTTGTGGAACTCTTCTGTACCCCTAGTTCCCCTCATGCTTTCTAAATGCCCCATGGCTTGTTTAGCAAGTTCGGCTACTTGCTTAGGGTTACCGCTAAATCCGCTTGGGTTTTGAGCAACACCGCTTCTAACAATTCTGGCTTGTTGTTTAGGGCGAGTAGTCTGTGAAGGTACGCCCATCTTTTCTGGACCAGCAGTAGGTAGTTTGGTCTCAACAACCTCACGAACATCTGCGTCAGTGGCTCGTGTAATCCAACCACCATCACGTTTGCCTTTTTCTCCACCAAGAATTTGTCCAACTTTTGGTGCACCAGCAATACGACCAGTCTTTGGGTCTAGTTTTTTACCAGTACGGGTTTTAGTCCTTTTACGTTTTGGCTTGTCTGTCATGCCATTCTGTCCTTAAGACGTTTGGCAGAGTGTTGAGCAAAACATTGTGGACACATTCCTTTGCTATACATAGCAGCAACTGGAGACATTATCATTCCGCATTGTGGACAAGGGTGAGACCCGTTGTACTGTAATGCGTTTTCTACAACAGTTTTTGCTTGCATATCAAAAGTATAAGAACCGCTTTCAATATCCATTAATTTGCTCCTAAGTCGTTTCTAGAAGAACCTGAATACCCTGCTACTCCACCTGAGTACCAACCAACTCGTGGTTCAACATAATTTCTATCAATGGACACTATGTCATCAATTCCAATTGTACGACGGTCATACCCATAACGGTCTGGAAATAGTCTAATTTGTGGAAGTGGTGGTCTTACCATTTTAGAAATATCTGCACCTGGGATATTCATAACCATAAGTGCTTGAGAAGTTAGGCGTTCTTCGTTAGAAGACCACGGACCACTGTATTGCCAACGCTTGGCTACTTGGTCAGGTTGAAACGGTGGTCGTTGTGACCACGGCTTTGTATGGTCATAACGACCATCTACTCCACTACCTCTTGCCATTAATTAACTCCAGTTTGGACGTAACGTACGTAGTTGTGATGCTCTCTTTGCATAAATCGTGCCTGGTTCATCAGCACGTAAATTTGCTTTTCCGTCGTTAACCAAATGAGGAGCAGGTGTTAACTCTACTTCTGGTCGGTTTCTTTCGGATAAAAATACAGCCACACCATTGGCGTTACTCAAAATTGATTTGGATTGGCGTGATAACCCTCGTGTGGGCTGTAACTCTGCGGGCCAGTAGTAAGCACTTGGCTCTACTCTTTCGCCTTTGTGAACTCCTCGTTGATACGCTTTTTTATTAACGTTGTTTTTGATTGAGTCTAAAAGTCTGTCGTCACGACGACGAGTTGTTAGTGTTCCTAAATATCCGTCTGGGTATTCAGCGGAAGGTACACGTCCAACACCCAAACGCATAAAATCTAAGTTAGAACGAACAGATGGACCACCGTAACCGCTTTGGTTGTTGTAGCCATTTAAAGCACCAGAACCTAATGATTGCCAGTCCTGGTTTGGAGTCATATTGGTTGCTGCCATTATTGTTCTCCACGCATACGTTCAACACGGCCTTCGTTAATCTTTCTTAGAATGTCGCCATAACTAACATTCTCTTTCTTACCTGTTTCACGATTAACTTTGTAACCTGCTTTTTTATTCCAGTCTTTATTCTGATACTGATTGCGTGTAAAACTTCCCTTTTCATTAGGCATATCTAATGCACCAGGACGGTATCTAGGGTCAACATCGTTTTTACCTAAGTCAGCAGTGTGCAAAAGAACATCTCCGCCACCACCTACAAAGTGACCTCTACGAGAAACTCGTGTTCCTGGAAGTGCATAAGATGCTTTCTGTTGTTCACGAACTCCCATCTCTTGTGCTTCACGAGGAGTTTTAATTTTTACAGATAAATCTTGGTCGTATGTACCTGGGGTTGCTGGATTTTTCCAAGCACCATGCACAACGTTTTCCATACCTTCGGCTTTTCCAGCATGTTTTGCTCTGTAATCGCTAATTTGTTTTTCAGAGGCTGGTAATGGGGTGGACTGTTCTGCTCCTGAAAAAGCAGTCATGAACCCGTGTCCTTTTGCTGGAAGACGGTCATGGAACCCGATAGAAGCACCATATTCGTCAGGCTTATTTAAATGCTCTGCAAATTGGGCATCACTTAAAGGTCTTTCACTCATACACCCTATGGTCTAGGGTAAAGTATGATTTGTCAGTATAAAGGAGAAAAATGGAGTTAGAAAACGTCTACAAAAAAGGGGTAAAACACTACGTTGCTATTTCTGTAGGAAACAACGACTCTTATCAAGCAGTGTGCAACCCTTTTAAATGTGGTTGGAAAGGTTCTTTAACTACTGACCGTTCTACGGCTGAGTTTGAGCGGGAGATTCACTACATTGAAATTCTTGACCTTGATACAAAGCCGTTCCCTCAATAATATTGACGGCTTCAATAGCAAATCTTCCAGACTCTTCGTTGTACCAAACTATTCCAATGCCCTGTTGCCAGTTTTCATAGTGAACTCCTGGACGACCGTCTGACCCAACACCTGAGTTAGTTGAAGGCACTGCTCCGTCTACACGACACAAACATCCTGGTGTAAATGCAACGCTTCTAATTGGACCTTCTGCATCAAATGTAGTTCTGTATTGCATTTCAATTCGATGAATGTGTCCAAATATTGTAGACAAATGCGGGGTGTCGTTGGTGTAAGCAACGGCAGTGTTTCCATTACTACGTACTTTATTCCCATGCATTGCACGAAGATACTTACCTAACCACACCATAGATTCTTGAGAAGGATACTTATCAAAAAACTCTACGTTTAATTCGCTTAGACACAATAGGTTTTGAACACTTAAAACTGGGTCGCCATCTATGTCGTTGGCTTTCTTTAAACCGTAAGAGGCTGCTGCGTTACGGGTTGCATATAAGTTAAGCCTGTTGTCGTGATTACCCTCTAGCAACACAATACGGGCATCAGGGGATATGGCTCTTTGTTTTGCTAAAAACTCATGACCATAATTAATAGCAGCCTGAGTTGTATTAGCAAATGCTGCTTCTTGTATGTACTTTGAGTGCTCTTGTAAATCTAAAAAATCACCAAGATTAATAACTACGTCAATTCCATATTGCTCTTGTACATACGCCATAATCTTTAACGCTACGTCAATTGCTTTTTCATCATGGAATGGGTCTAAAGTTCCGTCTTCATAACGACGATAACCTATCTGCGGGTCTGGCAAAATAAATGCACATCGCATTTTGGTTTTTGACTTATCGTGTTTAGTTGGTGTCCAGCCTAAATTAATGTTTACTGGGTCAGCAGGTCTTACAATTTCCCATTGGGGCCCTTCATCCCACGCAGGGTGGATAACAAACTTAACGCCCTCAAGGTCGTGGACGGTGGCGTTTCCGTCTTCGTCTTTCGTAACCGTTTGATAAGCAGATACGTTGACCCTACTAATGCGACCAATATCTTCTGGGTCAAAGCCTTGCTTCTCCAATACTTCTTTAATCTTGTTTCGTTGTGCTACTTCTTGTAGTTCAGTCCATTTATCATCATTTAACGACATGCACATGCACCTTGTCTGTGAGTTCGAATAGTGTCTTTACTCATTGGGTTTGTAAAAACTCTTTGGAGTTCCCTAAATAAATCAGCGTGACTTAAATCTGATTCTAGTAAGACGGTTATAACTGCTGCTTTATCAGGGTGCAGACTTGAGTGCCATTTGGCAAACTTGCATAACTTACTTGTTTGTGGTCTTTCTTTTAAACGCTGTAGAAGTTCTTGGAAATCTTCTATAGAACGTTCTTGCAGGTCGTGCTCTGCCATTCTGGTAGACCCTTTCGTAGCGATTCGGTAAAGAAATCTTACCGAATTTCGCTACGAAAAGATAGCGACACGCTACTTTTTTATTCTTTTCTAAACCCTGTTTGAGCGGTAGAGTTATCGTCCCACTTATAAAAAGAACCAGCAGTCTGCTTGGATAATGGCTGTGGAGTTCCGTAAGGGTTACTGTCATTAGACCAAGCAGTGCGTGACGATGCTGTTGAAAGGTTTTGACTACCTAAAGATTTAGGTGAGTTAACCCCTTTATAAGGCTGTAGGGATTGCCCTGTTTGTTGTGAAGAAAGGTTTCCGTTCATACGCTTAACGCAATGAGTCGGAAGCAGCCTTACCCATACCTTGACGAGCACCCATTGTTGAAGGAACAATGCGAGCATTTGCCATGGTTGCACCCGCTGCTGGGTCAATTGTTGGCATCTTTGCCGAAACTCTGCAACATGGTCCATTCTTTTCAGAATTTGCATCAATCTTCACAGGTGTACGACGTGGCTTTGCACCCATCATAGTTGGGTCTCCTGCTTGAACATTTTTCTTTGGCATCAATGTGCCCTTTACTGCACCAACAGATAGACGTGCACTTCCACGAGTAATCATTTCGCTTAGTACGCTTGGCATTTCTACTGATGTTTTCTTTGAACCTGCACCATCCATGTGGCTTGATGCTGCTCCTGAACGACGACGCATAGCGTGTCCCATCTTTCTATAGTCTGACATTAGAACTCCTTTTGCCCTTGTATAAATAGTAAGACCTTACGGGTTAGTGTCTGCCTTAACTTGCTTGAATTGAAAAAACAATTGCCGAAATTTCGCCATCACGACTTTCAATGGTCGTAAACCCTGGTTTGCAAGTTAGGTCTAACCCTCTTGGGGCTACATAACCACGGGCTATGGCTAGGGCTTTAACTGCTTGGTTAACAGCACCTGCTCCAACTGCACGGAGTTTTACTTGACGGTCTGCATATAGGGCATGGGCGATTGCAGAAGCCACGCTTTGAGGGTTGCTTCCAGCACTTACACGAAGAAACGGCTCTTCTGAAGAGACGATGGATTCGATTTCAGTCACGATTTTTAGTCCTTTACGTTGTTTTGTAGTGCCCACCTATCCATAAAGGTAAAGAAAAAACGCCTATAAATCAGCCTAAACGTGGTTCATCTCTGTATTTTGGGTCAGCCATTTGCTTTATAACGGCTTTTTCGACCTCGTTTATTCCATTTTTTGAGACAAGCCTGGCTAAAGCATATGAGTCAGCAGCGTTGTCGTCCGAAAACTCTACTCCCCACCGCTTGTACATCATCATCAACATCTCTTGTTTTTTGGCGTTCCCTTTACCTGCTGCAAACTTCTTTAGGGTCATTGGAGCAACCTGTAACGGAAATATCTTGTCTCTTTCATACAGTTCAAGTTTTACGATTGCTGCTAACTCTCCTAATTTTAAAGCAGCAGGGGATTGAAGAACGCTACCTTCTATAGCAGTATCAAGTATTTCTGCTCCTAACTCTTGAACGTAGTCAAGAGTGTCGCCAATCCATTCTTTTATATCTACAAGTCGTTCAATTCCAAAATAAGGAGATTTATACACCCACGTAAAATATTCGTTTGGGTTTTTAGAAGACATGGCTGTTAAACCAAACCCCGTAAGGGATTGGTCTATTCCTATGTAAACGTCGTCTTTTCGGGTAAGACCGCCGTTAAAAGTTTTTATTGACAAGAGTAGTCACCAAAAACTTCAACTCCTCTAACGTACCGTCATTACCTAGAACTTCATCAAACGTATACGTATCTAGTTCCCATTCAGATACGTGGTCGTTAACTGCACTTACGTTTGGACGTTCTACTCTCCACAAATGCCCTTTTATTTGTTTAATTGAGTCTGCTTCATTTCTAAAACGTACATCTGTAATAACGTATTTTGAATACGCCTCAGTGTTAAGTTTTCTAAATGCAGCCCTAACCCATACTTCTGGGTCAATGTTTATGCGAGCAGAGTAACCCAGTACTTGTAAATAATGCCTTACTTCTGGCCTTTGTTTTGCTAAATCCCATCCGTATTCATCAACAAGTTCTTTTAGTTGAACACCGTGAACTATTGGATTCATGGCTAACAACATGTTACGTATAGGGTCTGCAAAAGCAATTTTTTCAAAACCATGCTCTTCAATTAAAAATTGAGCAACAGTGTCTTTTCCAGAACTAGCATACCCAGACAACCCAATAACTACCACGATGACTTGTCTTTTCTAATTGCTCTAAAATCAGAAGACCTACGAGTAAGTTCACGAGAAACTAGGGCTGTGTCTCGTTCTAAATTGTGAAACATCACCTCAATCATTTTTCTATACGCATAGATATTGTCTAAATTATCTGAAAGTTTCATAACAGTTGGGTCACTTGCAATTGCAGCCTTCAATGCAGCAACTTTGTCGTTTTTAGTAATTTCACGAGAAACCATTAATTTAGCAGAGGTCATGTCTAAAGTTTTTTCTGCTGCTCTTTCGTCAATCTGTGCTGCAGACAACTGAGTTGCAACGTAGTTAGACCACGCTGTAAGTCTGCTAAACAACAAACTAAGTTGTTCGCTGTCTAATTCAGTTAAATCTCGTGGCATCAATGGATAATCATCTTGCTGTTGAGCAATTGAAAACCCTTGACTTAACAGTTCATCTACTGCTTTTTGCGAAGATTCACCTAGTTTAAGCGTCATCATTTTCTCCAAACTGTAGACAGGATTTACAGCCTACTTCATTAACGGTACAAGCAATAGGGGTTTGTGCATTAACTGCGTCTACAACTTGTTTTGCTTTTTCAAATATAGGCTCAACAATTTCATAGTCTGCTTTCACTACAAACTCTCTATAGTCTTGGTCTGCCTTTAGTTCGTAAATAAATACAATTTCGTCTATGGGAGTGCCCATTCGTTTTGCTAACTCTAGGTACACCTGTCCTTGTAATAGGTGAGTTCTGAAAGGACGACGAATACCTCGCCATGCTTTACCCAAATCTCCGTCTGCTTTTGCAAGAAGTTCTGGGGCTTCAAACCTTAAAGTTCCTGAACCAATTGATTTAATTTCAATTAAACAGTCATTGCCTAGGCCTTTTATCCAACCATCAGAATGACCAGCAATTCTTAAATCTGGGTCAACTAACGTTACTTCTCCATACTTTAAAAAATGACCGTTAGCATTACAGGACTTGCATATTTTTGGTGAAGTTGCGTAAAACTCAGTTCCACAAACCATACAATGCCAAGCACCGTAAAGAATATCCATTTCTTTAAACCAGTTTTGCCATTTAGCATGAATGAAGTGACCTTCATCA